TTTTTATATTAATCTCCTATATAGTCATTATAATTAAATGAAAGGAAGTCACAATGACTGATATAACTAAATATAGAAATGTATCCCTAACACATGATACATACAAGACATTGATAAGTTTGTCTAAGGTATTATTACCGGATGCAACATTATCAATTAGTAAGACCATAGAATCAATTGCAAACGAGAAAGCGAAAAAATTAAATGGAAAAATCAAAAAAAGTTAGACACGCAGCGATCTGTTCAGACTGTAATGGTAATGGATATATTAAAGCGATGATTGAAGAAAGTAGAGAACACGTAGTCTTGCAATGCAAGACATGTGACTCAGAAGGGGAGATTTATGTGGATGAGTCCGAAGTTGTGGAGTCTTATATCAATGCTAATAATCCTACAATTATTGATAAATCTAAGTTGAACTAATAAACAGAAAGGAAACAATGAGTAATGGATATGATTGGGTAACAAAAAAAGTAAATTTTTGGCATAATAAAAAACTGAGAGATTTTGATGAAAAAAAGAAACGAAAATTACTCAGAGATAATATAAGCAAAATGAAAGCTGTTAATAAATTTTGTGAGTCAATACATTATATGATTAATAAACCATACAAAAATGGACAATTTCATTGTCTTACTCCAGTTGAAAAACTGGATTCGTTACAGAGATTTTGTGATAGAACACAATTACGAAATAATGATGTAATAAAAGCTAGTGAGGAAGAATTAGTAAAAACATGTGTTTCCGGAGTTTCTTATGAATAATAATTATTATTTAGATGTAGCTTACATCGCAGGACTCTTTGATGGCGAGGGTTGTGTTACATACAAGAAGTACAAAGAAAAAAAGAAAAATGGTACCTACAATTGTTGGCGTATCAACATGGAGATAGCTATGACAGATCAAAATGTTATAGAACTTGTGCATGAAACACTGATGGTTGGAACTGTTAGACCTAAAAAAGTACCGAAGGGTAATAAAAAACAATGGCGTTGGCGTTGCACGTTTAGAGATTGTTTAGCTGTTTGTAAATTGTTATGGCCTCATGTTGTAGTTAAGCTACATGACATTGAGAAAGTAATAGATCACTACGAACCTAACATACAATCTTTAGATGATAATGTGGTTGACATACAGTGGTATAAAAAATGGATAGGAAAAAAAAATGTTTGATAAATATATATACAATGGCCTACATTTTATAATGAAATGGTCCGGTCAACTAAACTCTTGGGCCTGGCGTAAACATGCTAAAATAATTAGAGCCAAACAAAAGATAGCAGGAGATAAGCTGACAAGACGTCAAGAGGCTATTGCTTATTTAGAGGAGTTAAAAAGAAAGCTATGAATAAGAAAGAAAAGTTTGATGGAAGAAGTAGACCTTCTAATGATACGTATCGTAAAAGGTTTAATGAAATATTTAACCCTGTTGCAAAAGAGGTTAGGACTCCTCAGTTTAAGTCTCAAGTAATAGAAGATAAAACTAAATATAATAGGAAAAAAGAAAGAAAGGAATTAAATTATGAAAGAAGATTATATGTGGAATGAAAAAGAAAGTAATATGACTGAAAAAGAATGGAACGCACATAGAGACTGGGTGTTTAGTTTTATTGGAAAAATTATTTATAAAAAACGAGTATTACACTAATGATGAACGATAAGGATGTAAAGGAATATCACAAAATGATTGATAAACTAAATAAACAACAAAAGGAACTTGATGCAAGCTACAAACAATCTTTAGCCAATAAGCAAGAACGTATGACAAATGTTAAAGGTTTAAAGAAAAGTAATAAATACAGATATATGAGCGGACAAAGGTACGAGCATCACGGATCACGGACCTATGATTTTGGCGCCGGTAAATTACCATCTGTCACTACTATTTTAGGATTGACAAAGGACCAAAGTTTTATAAAGGAATGGCAAAAAAAGGTAGGCCATGAAAAAGCAGAACAGATCAAGAATCATAGTAGTAAACGCGGGACTTCCATGCATAAATTCCTGGAGAGTTACGTCACAGGAGTGGGATACGATGATCTATCACCCATTGGAACGGAAGCTAAACCGATGTCACAAAAAATTATCGAAGTGGGTTTTGCGCCAGTCGAAGAGTATTATGGTTCGGAAGTTATGTTACACTACCCTGGTTTATACGCGGGCTCAACAGATTTGGTTTGCTTGCATAATGGCAAAGAGACTATTGTTGACTTCAAACAAAGTAACCGTCCGAAAAAGGAAGAATGGATCGAGGACTATTACATGCAAATTGCAATGTACGCAATGGCCCACGACTACGTCTACGGCAGTCAAATTAAACAAGGAGTTATCATGGTATGCACGCCTGATTTATATTACCAAGAATTTAAGACAGAAGGAGCCAGTCTTAGAGCCTGGAAGCACAAGGCACTGAAAAGAATTGACATGTATAACGAGTTGATGCATGATGAGAAAGAAAGAACAACACCAATGAAAGCAGAAGAATTTGAAAACTAATTACAGAATAGGACGGAGGATCATTTGGGGGACAGTGGTAGGTTCCTGGCAGCAATGTCGACGTTGGTTCGGGGCTCTTAGTCCTTTTTTAATTTACCCGTTAAATCAACAACTACCACACAACAAATGAAAGGAATAAAATGACAGATCAAACAGAAAGACTAATGACAAAAAAGACTGAAACTTTACCTACTAATTGGAGTTTACATTATAGAAATTTATATGAACCTAGAATTAAAAGGTTAACTAAAAGATATAGAGAACTGTATGATGAAAATCAAATAATGAAAAAACGATTAGAAGAATACGAAGGTAGTAAACGAATGGTTTTATATTTTAATAAAAAAGAGAAATTTAATAAATGAGTATTTATAGCGAAACTAATAAAAAATATTATCAAGAAAATAGAATAGAAATAACAATTAAAAGAAAAAAATATTATCAAAATAATGTTGAAAGAATGAAACTTAATCAAAAAAGATATTATTTAAAAAATAGAGAAGAGATTTGTGAACGACAAAAAGAATATCAAAAAAAATATAGACAAGATAATAAAGAAAAAACTCGTATTAGTAATGAAAAATATATTCGTACTGAACAAGGATTCTTTAGGTCTATGTGGAGATCGTGTAAAAAAAGTAAACACGGGTGTGGTTTTAAAGATTTCAATGAGTTTTTTAATTGTTGGTTAGAACAAAAAGCTGTATCTGGAATGATTTGCCCTGCAACAGGGGTTGAAATGACTATGGAACCTGGAAAAGGATTAAAAAGACATTTTACTAATGTTTCAAAAGACCGTATTTTATCTACAAGAAGTTATTCTAAAGAAAATTTAATATTTACTACATATGGATTTAATTCTAGTAAATGTAATCTATCACCCAAAGGAGCTAAAGCTTTTTTAAGAATTGTAAAAGAAAGGTACGGTACCGATGAAATTGAATAAAGGAGTAAAGAAATGAACTGTTGGCACTGTGGACATCAGTCTATGAAGGTACATCCTGTAGGAGTAATAGGTAAAAGAGATGTGCGTATAAATAAATTAATTAGTAAACTATATAACAGGAAGGAACAATCATGGGTGCAGTAAAACAAATGCAGATAGAAGAGATGGAAAAGGCAATGGAGGAAGAGCAAAGAAAAGAAGACGAGATGTGGGTTGAAGAGTCGGCTCGTGAAGAAGCTGAAGAAGAAAAGGCTATAAGAAAGGCTGAAGACGGTGACCCTGAAGCTGAATGGGAAGCTGGAGAAGAAGAAAGACAAATCCAAGCTTACGAAGATAAGTTAGAGCAACAACGGATTGATGATGAGATTGATAGGATGGAGAGTGGGGAGCCGGATTAATGACGGACCAGACGAGATGGGGAATACCTCAAGTACAACAAAAAAATAAGGCTGTAAAATACCAAAAGGACCTTGTATCACGGGCCATGGACCAAGTTGTCAAGATGGACGAATCAGGGATCACGGACCTGATGTTGTTGATTGAGGCAGAATATGAGCGGAAGTATGGCAAAAAGAAGGCAAAAGGCATGGTTCTTTAGAATGGTTCTAATGTATCAGGGTGTTTGGAGCATGGACCATGGAACTGTGGAACTTCCATGGAACTTTTTTTTGGGCTTAGAAACCGCTATATATAAGACATATTTAGACCAAAAGATAAAAAGTTCCACGGTACCATCACTTTTTTTTCCACTGAACAAAAAAAAGTGTTTTGGTCTGAGAGTGTATATAGTAGGAATAAGTTATGAGAAAAAAATCAAGAATTATTGACAGTTATGTTAAACCTAAAACAGTTAAGAAGTTTGTTAAGTTTCCATATAAGCGTGTACGTATAGATTGGATTGATATCATAACTGAAGGTGGCTGGGGCAGTGTAAAAGAGTTTAAAGACATGAAACTAGCAACACCTGTAAGTGAAGGTTGGTTGTTTAGTAAAGATGACGATACTGTAAGAATCTTTGCTGGCTATGATGTAGATGATGATGGGTCTATTACTTTTTCTGAGAGATCGGTTTTTCCAACTTCTTGTGTGAAAAAGATAACTCGGGTTCACTAACATCCTGTGACTCACCTTCAACAGTCTTTATATTTAAAAGAGGTGCGTAATCGTCTAAAATTTGTTTCATTTTGGCTTCTAGTTGTTCTTCTGTCATCTCTTCTAACTTCCCAGTTTTTATTATCTTTCTGTCTATGTATAGCCCTGCTGCTTTTCCTCTACTTACCTCTGCGTTTACCGCAGAAGAAAAAGAACCCTTCTTCAAAGCTGCCTGTTTAATTCTATCTAATTCTGCTATGTGTTTGCCGTAAGTCACTTCGTGCTTCTGTAATCGTTCATCATGTAGTTTACCAATATATTGCACAACCAACGGTGCGTGTCTTGGATTGGTTAGCTCACTGCCTTCGACACGTGATCTTTTAGGTGAATATCCTGCTAGTTCAGCTGCCTCAGATTTAGATACAGGACCTTCAGGTCCACCGAATACTAATAGCTCGGCAAATCTTTTTTGCATTTCTGTTAATCTTTTAGGAACTCCCATGTTGACTTTTTAAGGTAATAGTCTTATATTGTCAAGGTATGAAAGATAAGCGTACTTATACTAAATTGAAAGAACATGGAGAAGATATGAGTCATGAGAATGAATCTACTATAACAAATGAAGACAGGGGCCCAGGTGATTTAACTTTGTTAATTGAAATGCATCAAAAAGAGATATGGGATTGGAAGCAGAAGGAATCTGAATATATTCAAACTAAAAATTTATTAGATGGGTCTAAAAGAATTATTGATGAGTTGAGTGCTAAATTGGTTGAACAAGTCAGAGTTATATCTGAACTTAGGTATGATAATCAAACTTATAAAAAAGAAATAGAGAAACTTCTTGCGGAGAAAAAGAAATGAGAGTAAGAGATCTTCAAGAATTTTTATCTTCTTTTACTGCAAGTAATAAGGCTGGAACAAGACAGGGAAATGCTGTTAGTGATGCTGTACTTTACGTTGAAGTAAATGGTCAACTACACGAAATTAAAAAAATGGAAGTACACGAAAACAGTCAAACTATATTTGGGTTAAATAAAAACCATCAATCTCACCGTCTT